ACGCTCAAAGAGATATGCCGATACGGATTCATCTCTTACAAGCATATAGACATAGTACAATGCTTTAGAGGCTCGGATTCCAGAATCCTCATCCTTATTTGTGTTCTTGAACTCTATGTACAGATTAGGCTCTTCAGGGGTGTTGCGCCTCGCAGCCCACCAATATGCCTTCTCATCATACTTAACCTCAAAGGTATATATGCGATTGCTATGTTCACTCTTTACATCCCAATCATAGAACTTCTTCTTGGGTGCAGTAGTTATATTGTAGTGTCCCTTGTTTTCAAGGTGGGTACACCACAAGCCTTCACCTATATCTCCTTTAATGAAACTCATTCAAGTCTGTTTGCTTAATTAAGGTGTTGGTATCGTAGAAAGAGAAAGTACCACCACTATACTCAACACGATAGCCACTATAAGAGTCATTGAGGCTAAAGCGGTATTCCTCCCCTCCGTGTCTTGTAGTAATTCCTTTACCTTGTTCATATTCTTTTATTTCGTGTCCTTGAGACCAGAGCCAAGCAAGAAGTAACTTACTGACCTTCGTACTCTCCATACACCATTTGCAAATCAGAAATGTGTCGCTTCCACTCCTTTGGGTTACAAGTGCAAGGCACATAGTATTTGTGTTGGAAGATTCGTGCGTGAATACGAGATAGTTCCTCGTGGTAGATAGGTCGTAGTTCACGACCATTAAACTCCTGAAAGAACCCTTTCAAGAAGTTGTATTCACTCTCCTCAAGACACAACGGTTGAGTCTTCTTTGGGAACAACTTATTGAGCTTCTCCTTACGAGCATCACACCCACAATCAATACCTGTGAGTTCAGCAAAGGTGTCTACTACTTTCTTGATTCCTGTAGCCTTTGTGATTTTCTCAATGTCATCTCCTAAACCTTTAGATGCGCTCGGCTTCGCCATTTTGGAAGTCTTCGTAGTCTTCCCCGATTTCTTCTCGGACATATTCTTTGGATTTTTTTAGTGTATCAAATATGGAGAACAGACTGATGCCTGTCTCTTTTTCTATATCCCTCATTGACATATCGGTGGTGTGGTATATCTCAAACATCTTTTGGTCATACCAATGTTGGTCTTCCATCACCTCCCATACCTTGTCAATAAGGCGTTCAAACCCTTCGGCTTGTTCTATATCAAATAATTCTTCTTCTTGGTCGTACTCTACCATATCCCCCGTGAAGACAAGGAACTCTTTCTTCTTTTGGGCTTGGCGTACCATATTGCGAATAGTGACCCATACAAACAACTTGTTGGGTTCACCCTTGTACATTATGCGCTCTGGGTCTTCTATGTACCTGTTCAAGCGGATGTACATCTCTTGCACAACATCTTCAGCGTAGTCTCCTGCGCCAAAACTATGTGCCATCTTCAGCCACTCCTTATGCTTGGTTGCTAAAAGGTCAAGTACGGTCATTGCCTTCAGTTGCCCAAGTCAATACAAAAGCAAAAACCCCAAAGCACAACTGTAAGGAGTGGTACTTGGGGTCTTCATAATCATCATTCATCTCGGAGTTCCAATAGTTTATACCTACCAGAAATCCTGCAAGGGGTGCTATGTCAAGTGCAAAGTTCATTTTGATGTAAGCGGTTTATTTCCTGTTCTTTAAGATACAACTTTTCACGAGTTTCTAACAACTCCTCCCTCAAGTTATTAACACGAACTATCAACATAGCATTTTCTCTTGCAAGGCTCTGCTCAAAAGTCTCATCTCCTCCTTGTAATTTCTTAACGATGTCACAGGCATCTTGGTAGAATCTTGGGTAGGCTCTGTCGTATCGTAAATTCGTGTCGTGCCACTTCGTTGCGTGGATAACCGTAGCGTGGTTCTTCTTGGTTACTCGTGCAATCTCTAATGTAGAGAACAAATCTCGTGCCGCAACCATAAACGCAAACCTTGCCATCACATTCTTATGTTGCCTTGATGGAGTGATGTGGTTGATTCTAATGTATTCGTTGTACTCTTCTTGTAATAGTAATTCGGTTGGTCTCATTTTAGATTTTCGTTAAGGTTATCTAATCTACTTTCGTATTGCTTAATTAGTTCAGCTTGTTTTCTAATGGTTAGTTTAAGGTCGCTATTCTTTGCTTCCGCATCCCATACCATATGTTGTACATCCTCTACCATTTCTATAGCAGTAGACATAGCAGTATAGATACTTAATAGGTCTATGAAGATGTCCATCTCGTATCCGTTGTTCGTGTCTTGTGGCTTTAGGGCGTGTGCGATGTTCATCAAGTCACTATTCTTCTGGCGTAACCATAGAAGAGCAATGCTCTTACTTCCTCCCCTCCAATTGTAATTCTCTTCCATCTTAAAAAGGTAAGTTACTTTGTTTCTTCTCCTTCATACAAATTAGATTTTCTCCGTGAATCTCAAAACCTACATTATCAGGCAAACTACGAAATCTTATTGGTTCATCCATAGGAGTAGGTCTACCACCTGTCTCTACTTCCTTTACCTTTCTTATGTGTACTTGGTTGTACATCCATTCAGTAGGGTGTTGAATATAACGATGGATGACCACAAAGTCATCAGCTCGGTTCACAAACTTACCTCCTCCTTCAATATCAGCAGAACTTGGTGGTATAGGGTGACCTGCATACTCGTGTCCTGCTGCGTGTTTCATACGCAAGGCAGAGGTTACTGCGTGAGTGTTTAACCATATGCTCACATCGTGTTGCTTTGCCCATTGTCTAAAATGGGTAGCCACCTCATAGTCGTACTCGTGACCCCCAAGAGTTGAGAACATATCCTTGTCCTTTACTAATGAGTTGTAAGGGTCAATCAAGAAACCATCAAAACCCTCTTGGTGATAGATGTCAGTAGCCTCCTCAATTAAGTCCTTATAGGTGTACATCTTCTTATCGGTGTCTATGATGATGAAGTACCTCTGGATTAAGTCTTGAGCCATATAGAACTCATCCTCTTCTATCTTGTTGATGGGCTTACCCAAGAAGAACTCCGATATTTTCTTTACCAACGATACAGGCGTATTCTCGGAACTAAATACCAACCATCGGATGTCGTTGACTATAGATTGGAGGAGCATCATATACAAGGTTACGGATGTCTTTCCGACATTGGCGTGTCCAAGTATTACATTAAAGTTTCCTCGCTTGAAACGAAAGTGGGCATCCAAGTTCCATTGACCGAACTTTAGCCCTTCCTTGACTTTGCCGTTTCGCACATCATCAAGTTTACCGAACACATCGGCATAAGATATTTTTGACATAGAGTGTTTAAGTTAAAAAGGCAAATTATGAGAAAGTGCATACAAAGCATTTATAGCATTACCCTGAAAAGTTTCAGTCGGACAAATAAATGGTCTTTGCATTACTTTACAAAAAATACTATTTGATTTTTTAGTATCGGTAAACGGCATTCCGTATTTACTAAAAAACCCTTTGCATCTCTCTTGAGCTTCTATACGAGCATTTTGTTGTAATCTATAATAATGAGATGGAATACATTCATATTCATTTAACTCTTTAAATACTTTTGTCGTTAATGGATATGCAAAATGACTACCATAACCATTTCTATTTGGTTTATATAGAAGAATTAAAAAATGTTCTATGTCATATAAAACAATGTTTTTGTAATACTGCAACAATAAAGAATTTATTTCATCTCGTAGATTATCAAGAGATTTACCAGCAATAATTCTTATTGTATGATTTTCACCATATTTAAATTTGCTTTGACTACGAGCAAAGTGCGCTGGGCATCTTGTAGGTATATGACCACTCCAACCTATATAATTTAAAAATCCATTTTTGCTACATACAAAATAAACTCCATATGTTTGAGGAAATAAACTTACACCATTTCTGTTTTTTGTGGCTAACCGATATTCTTCTTTGGTAATGGCTATTGATTTTTTGTAATGCTCTTGAACAATAGCATTTATTTTTTGCTGAATCATAGTGTTTTGGTTTTAAAAAGGGAGGGCAATGCCCTCCCCTAATTATTAGAATGGTAAACCATCTTGGTCTACAGGTTGTGATTCCTCACGCCCTTGAAAGTGTTGCTGATGAGTTGCTTGGGCTTGGGCTGCGCCCTTCTTCATTACCCAATCAGCAAAGGTCTGTGCATTCGCAATGACTTGTTGAGGCGTACCTCCCAACTCGGCTGCTGCTTTTAATGCGGTTTGTCTAATAATGCTCTCATCCTTTGAGGTGGTTGAACCTCCAGAAGTGGTAGGTGCATTATTTGCATATTGAGGGTTAACAGGCTTTACCGTGTAGTAGGTCTTGCCGTTGTACTCTCTTGGAATGTAATCGTAAGTAGCCTCTTGACCTACTACGAACTTGTTTTGATTCGGGTCTTTGGAATTGTACTTCCCATTATCTCCGTTCTCAAATGTTACATAGAACCCATAAAGTGTTCCATACTGCCCTTGATAAGGCTCTCCTGCGGACTTAATGTCCTTGACAATAGATGTTTTAGTCATCGTATTTAAATTTAGTTAATAGTTCAAAGTTAATTAAAATGTTGATATGTCATCAACCCAGAGAGGAGTTTTTTCTCCCACATAAGAATTAAATGTATTGTAATCCAAAAACTCTATGGCTTCTTCCCAACTCATATCTCTGGACATTACTTCAATGCATTTCTGTTTTGAGTAGACAACCTTCCAAAGGTTTGGCTCAAATCCAATGATAGCATCATCAAGACCATCAGCAAAAAGAACCTCATCTTCTTGAGCGTATCGCTCAATTATTATTTCCTTCACTTAATACAGGATTTATGAGTTCAACTTCAACTTCACAATAATT